ACGATAAAGAATTACAACCTATTTTTCGTACTTTTGATGAAGCATTTAATTTCGCAGAATTTTCTTATGGCAATCATTCTGGTGGTGCAACACATACAGTACACGAAGTAGAAATCAAAGTTAAACCAAAAATCTTAGATATTAATGGTGGCAGACAAGAAGATTAAATCTTAATTTACATTCATAAATTAATCGCTATATTAGGATAAATATGGCGATAACTATAGACCAAATTCATCAGACAAACGAGGCTACCTTATCCTCAATGGAAAAGAAGTTCTGTGAGGAGATAGCTAAAGGAAAAGGTAAGAAACAAGCGGCTGTTGACGCCGGTTATTCTGAAACTTCAGCTCACGTACAAGCTGCCCGCAACTTAAAGAAAGATAAAATCATCCAGTATATAGATAGGTTGCGTGGTGATGCTAGGCGCTTGACCAGTGAATCTGTGTCAAAAGAGGTAGAAAAACTAGATAAATTGTATGTTGATGCTTGTAGCAAGAAACAATATACAGCAGCAGTCAACGCGATAAGGTTGAAGTCTCAGCTGTTGGGGTTTTTGGTGGAGAAGAAAGAAGTACAACACTCAACCCTTGACGCTATGAATGATGACGACTTGACGAAGTACCTTGATCAAATCAAAGCAGAACATAATATTAACTAACAACATTCCGCAACACGCCCGCATAAGGATCAGTGCGGATCAGCAAGGATCAGGCGTATATATATCCACAACAATAAAATTAAAACAACAGAATAAAAAGGTTTTAAAAGGATAAAAAATATATATACTGGTACATATTAACTAACAAAGAAAGCGAGAATAATATGACAAAAATAATAGAAAACAAAGTACCTCTATCACTTAGAGAGAAAGCAGACAAAAAAGTTCTTTTCAGATTATTTAATCCGAAAAGAGATAAGTCAAAGTCTTTTATCATTTATGAAAAGTCTAGACTTAGTTCAACTCTTAAACAAGCCTTTGATAACTCTTATAGAAAAGTGGATATCGAGTACGATACAACAGCTAACAGTAGATTTAAAAAAGTTAATCTGCTAGTTGATGTACCAGTTTATCTTTCTAAGGATAAGAAAAAACTTTATGAGGAATTACTAGCCTCAAACAGAGAGTTTATCAAAAAGAATAAAGTCTCACAAAGTATTTTAGACAATCAAAAATACTTCGAACAAATCATAGCAAAATTATAATCTAGATACAAGGCCCGACAACCTCGGGCCTTGACTCTTGACTCTTGACGCTGATCACTACGGATCCTTGCGGATCAGGATAATATAATAATTAAGGATATAGATATAAATATATAAAACCTTCCTAGTCGATAAAATATATTTTAGCGTTTAATCTTGATTAGAAATAAATATTAATAAATTTATTATTAATTTAAAAAGAAAGTTATTATGATATTATATATGTTAAGAGGTCTTATAGGTTATTCGTTTATTATTTTATTCTTAAATTATTTATTATTTATCTCATAGAACAAAACGAGAACATAATAGATTAGAACAATTCTAAACAACATAACTTTTTTCTTTTAATTTTTATTTTTTTCTATATAAATTAATTAACTTTTTTAAATTAAATCTTTTAAAATAAAAGAGTTTAAGAAAGTTAGAAAGTAGAAAACGATGAAAAATAAAAACGATAAGATAATAGAAAATAAAGTCGCGTTAAGTTTTAGAGAATACGAAAATAAAAAAGTTTTATTTCGTTTATTTAATACTAAGCGAGAAAAATCTAAGTCTTTTAATATTTACGAGAAAGCGAAATTTTCTTCTAATATTAAAGACGCTTTTAATAACGATTATCGTAAAGTAGATATAGAATACGATACTACTAAAAATAATAGATTTAAAAAAGTTAATCTATTAATAGATTTAAATTCTTACTTAGATAAAAGTAAAAAGAATTTATATTTAGATTTAATAAATTCGAATAAAGAGTTTATTAAAAAAAATAAAGTAGATAATTCTATTATCGAAAATATAAAATTTTTCGAAGATAAAATAAAAAGTCTTTAAGACTAATTAAAATTAAAAAGCGTATCTATTAATTTAGATACGCTTTTTTTTTATTCTTTTTTTTCTTTTCAATTTTTTTCTTTTTAAAAATCGTATTAAGTTTGTCGCTGAAAAATCGTATAAAGTTTGCGGTAAGCCTAGTCTTATAATAAAGGTAGGGGTATAGACGAGTGTAGAATGACTTATATGCGTATAAATTTCTCTAGAAAAAAAATTTTTTTTAATATAAAGCTTTACAATGGCTTTTTTAAATAGTAGCATTCCACCATTATATTGTAAAATACGCAAGGAGTATTTATATGATCTACAAAAACATCATGGAGAAAGCGAAGACTGTGTTATCTTTGCTCTTACAAGCATTGAGGGTCGTGGTATATTATTTAACATCATGCTGGAAAATGGTGCGTGCTTTTGGCGTTTGCCAATATGTGCCTTCTTTTCTAAGAGTATGGATAGGAAAGATGTGCCCGATATGTCAAACGACTTACTTGAGCTGTGGAACAGTTTTGATTATTATCATTCTGTTACTCATTTTTCTTTTTTACTAGGACAACGAGCTAAATATTTTGGTAAAGATAAAAAACTTTATACAGGTGAGTATCTGTTTACTGTTGATTGGTGTCACCCTGACTCCAATTTACTTGACACAGATCATTCTGAAATTCCTCAGGAGCATAAATGCGCTCACATATTGGAGCTTGACAATGGTAATTACGCTGCTCAACCTAATAATAGAATACTATGGAATATTAATTCGTTCACTACGAGATCCGAAGTACCAGACTACAAAGTCCAAACGAACGACTGGAACGTAGAAAACAAAGATTGGATGACCGAGGACACTGACAAATTTTTCTACGAAATACTAGAAAAGAAAATGGATAAGTAGTATAAATTTTTCATTAGGTGATGTCCGTGGATCATTTTCTTTGGTTCGGGACAGGGAGAGATGGCGGGTACTTTTTTGTTTCTATGTTCTACCTATATTGTTATAGGTAGAATATGAACATTACAATATTACTTCCTACAAGAAAAAGATTATCTTTATTAAAAAAATCAGTACAGTCTTTAATAGACAATGCTAGAGAGCCAGAAAAATTACAATTTCTATTTGGCGTAGATGAAGACGATGTAGAAACTTTTAATTATCTTAAAGAATCAAAATATCCAAATCAACTTGCTTTACAGTTTAAACCTATAGGTTACGAGAACCTACATAAATATAACAATACTTTAGCAGGGTATGCTTCTGGTAAATGGATAATGTTTTTCAATGACGATGCGATTATGCAAACTAAAAATTGGGATCAAAAAATTATGGATTTTGAAGACGAGTTTTGTCTTTTACGTTTCAAAGAACAGACTGAACATCCTTATAGTATCTTTCCTTGCTTTCCACAAAAATGGTTTTATTTATTAGATCACATTAGTCTTCATGGTCAAAATGATGCATGGCTCTCAGAGATTGCTTACATGTTAGATATAATGCGGGACGTTGACATAGAAGTTATACACGATAGAGCAGATATAACTGGTAACAATAATGATGAAACTTTTAGAGCTAGAAAATATAATGAAGGTAATCCCGATCAAAAAGGAGACCTCCATCATATAGATATGGTAAAATTAAGATATAAAGATGCTTTAAAAATAAATTGGTTACTTGGACTTTTAAAACAACCTAATGAATTTATACTTAAAAATTTAGAAACTAAATCTGATCCATTCATTTTACTTAAAAAGAAATTTGATATATATAAAAAAGCTGGCGCCGTAGGTGCAGGAAAACAAAATGCAAGAGTTACAGATCAAAGAGAAATTAAAGTCAGCTATTCAAATTTACCAAAAGACTAGAGATAAAAGAGCTGGTGAAGTAGTCACACATTTAACTAATTTACTTTCTACATATAATTCTAGAAAAAGTTTATTAAGTTATGCGAAACATATGTACCCGGGATATAAAGACCCTGCGCACATACAGCTAATTGCAAAAAATCTAGAGAAGCTTGAATCAGGTGAAATAAAAAGACTAGCAGTCTTTATGCCACCAAGGCATGGAAAAAGTATGTTATGCTCAGAATTTTTTCCAGCATGGTACTTAGGAAATAATCCAAACGAATTTGTAATTCAATCTACATACGCTCAAGAATTAGCAGACGACTTTGGTCGTAAGGTTCGAAACCAAGTTCAAGGAGAAGACTTTAATAAAGTTTTTCCACAAGTTGGATTAAGATCAGACAGTACATCAGCTAAACGATTTCATACTATACATGGTGGTACCTATTCTGCTGTTGGTGCAGGTGGAGCTATTACTGGTAGAGGTGCACATTTATTAATTATAGATGACCCGATTAAAGGTAGAGAAGACGCTGAGTCAGAAGTTCAAAGAAGAAATCTTTTAGAGTGGTATAAATCTGTAGCTTATACTAGACTTCAACCTGGTGGTAAAATTATTGTAATTCAGACTAGATGGCATCAAGATGATTTGGCTGGATATATTTTAAATGAATCTGGAGAAGACTGGAAAGTTTTAGACCTTCCCGCTATAGATGATAAAGGCAATGCTTTATGGCCTGAAGCTTATAGTAAGACTGATTTAGAAAAAATTAAAAACACTGTAGGTCAACGTGTTTGGCAAGCTCTTTATCAACAACGTCCTAGTAATGAAGAAGGTAGTATCATTAAAAGAGATTGGTGGAACTTATATGAAAGCGATAAGATTCCAACTTTAGGTTATGTTGTACAATCTTATGATACTGCGTTTAGTACAAAATCTTCTGCTG